TACCAACGTTTGCTTAGACGCCAACCATCTATGATGTCGCCTACCAAAAATATATTGTCTGCGGTGTGATGTTTTAAAAAATCACAAAGGGCATCTGCTTGACAACCTCTTGTGCCTAAGTGTATATCTGAAATGAATATACTCTTGAAGTGCTTCATAACACTATTTAATAAATTATTAATCAAAACCTAATTTGTAATAAATCTGTAACATAAATATTATTATGACGGATCCTTTTACATTGATAACGATGATATGCTGGTTAAGTGGCCCACCTAACCTTGATCAAGGCTATTGCGATATTATGAACGCAGATCATCTAAAAACCAAAAACTATTTAGAATGCACATTTAGAGCAAGAGAATTTGTTAGAGAAAATGAAGATCCGTTATTCAAGTATCACGGTGGCACTCACAAGATTGCGTTTTGTGTTGATGATTTGGTTACAGAAAGTTTATTAGATGACGACCATGAATTCACTTATGACGAGTTCGCCAAGATATGGGCCACAGGTTCAATCAGTACAACATACTATCTTTACTAAAATAATACTTTAATAGAAAGAAAGGGTGCAAATTGTGATTGCACCCCCCAGCGAGGATTAAGATAGAGAGTTCGCTATTTCTCTTTCTGCTTCTGTGGCAAAGTTTTTGTCCCAGTTGTCTAAATGCTTTTTCATAAAGCGATTAAACACAGGAGGTATCAATGCTAACGCAAAGAGTGTAAAGTAACCTACACCTGTGTTAGGTGCGCCTACTTCGTCAAGTTCCCAGAAGTGTGTTTCACCTCTGTCATGATGATCAGCCTGGCGACCAATCTCTATGAAGAACCAACTTGTGAATAATGTAGAATTATCCCATGAGTGTCTATAGTCTATTGGTTCGCTTTTAACACGACACAGACCATAGTGTTCAAGATAGTTAAGTGCTTCTAACTCGAAGTTTGATATTACCCAAACAAGAGCCAATGAAGCAACTCCTAACCAACCACCTGCAAAGAAGAACAATGCAAGGCTTGGTACACTCATCATGTATCCTCTTATCCATCTGTTGCCAAATGATATAAAAGGTTTACCCAAACGTTTTAGTCTACCCTTTTCCATTTCAAACAAGAACTTAGATTGTCCTAAGTGTGATTTGATATAGTGTGAATAGATATCACGTCCACGAGGTGCGGTTGCAGGATCATCTTCACTTGCTAATTCCAAGTGATGATTGTACACATGAGCATAACAGAAATGTGCTGAACCTGATAGTCCCATCATCCAACGGCTTATTATAAAAGCAACGCCTTTTGTATGAGATAGTTCATGCCCATAGATTATACCTATGCCTGCAAATATACCTGTTGATAATACAGCACCTAATAGTTCTGCTCCTACCATACCATTATATATTTGGTAAGCAAGTGCTAACTGAAGTGCTACAAAGACTGGCAACATCATATACATAACCATATTCTGTAGCCATGGGATGCCTAAGGTTTCACCGTTCTCATCAACTGCTCCACGTGTCTGGACGTTGATAAGGGTGTCAAGTATAATGCCTACTCCCAATAGGACTACACCTGTCCATACCCATGCTCCACCTGCCAACACTCCTGCGAGTGTAGCCAATATCAGCAATGGTGCTATGAAGTACCTTATGTTTACGAAAAGTTTTTTCATTGCGTTCTCCCGGGTTGCCCCTGATAGTTAATCACAATGTTTTACTATATTAGCACAACGACTAAAAAAGTCAAGTGCATATTAATACTTATACTACCAAAAGGAAAAACAGGTTCTTATAAGAACTTGCTAATATTAGTGTCAACTTATGTTACAAGTCGCCGTCTTTGCGGTTCTCTGAGTAGTGTACATCAAATTTACCGCCTGGATATCTTGCTTCTAATTTTTTTACGTTTTCTTCAACTACTTCATTAGGATCAAGATCCAAAGCACGGCAACTATTAATCCAATACCATAAAATATCGCCAAGTTCTCGCTTACAATGAAAGATAGTTTCATCGTCCAAAGGTTTACCTTGGAATACGCATTTTTTAACAATTTCACTAAATTCGCCTCCTTCACTTGCAATACCAATTGCACCTGTTAGTAGTAGTGCTATGTTAACACCACTTTCTTTTTCCAATTCTTCCATAGTGTGTTTTAACACCATAGTTTCGTTTGATTCTAAACTTGTTACTTCTTGTACAAAATTTTTGTACTTATTTAGGTCAATCAATTTTCTTTCCTTCTTTTCGCACAATAATATGACGTTCACCCGGTTCTCTGTGTTTTCTAGAGTCACGCACATCTGCAAGTTTCTTAACTACATCTTGATGTAGTTGTATCCATTCAGCAACTTCAGGTGGTTCTTCTTCAGATACTACTAGCATGGCTTCAGGATCTGCTTTTCTTAAAATCCATTCTATACCTTCTTCATCTTCAATCAACATACCTCTGCTCCATCTACCATGTTCCATAAGCACCCAATCGCCTATGTGAACCTGATCAGTATGTTTGTAATTAGGACCAATAGAATATACTTGACCCCACCTAGGTTTAATACCATCAACTTTACCATCTTGACTAGTCATGATAATTCCACCTGCTGTTTTTTCTTCGCCGAAGTACATATTAGTAAGTAGGATATCTTCTCCTATTGCTCTAACACTACTTCCTTTTACTGATGCTACTGTTGGTGTTGGCATTTACTTCTCTCCTGTTGCGTCTTTGATTCCTCTGCGTTTCCTAGCACGTTGTACTGCTTCAACAGTCTTTTCAGCAATACGTTCTTCTACTTTTGCTAGGGGTTCTTCTGTCATCTCCGGTTCTTTTACTACCACATCTTCAATTTTCGTATCTTCAATTTTCATTGTTTGTGTAGGAACTGGATTTGGTTTTACATCTGTTGGTCGATCTTTTTGTGTCTTTGACGGATCAGGAACAGCATTTGGATTCTGTTCATAATACTCAGCCATGATTTGTTCTCTAGTTCTTACAATTTTACCACCAGGTCCTAATTCATCGCCTCTTGCATTGACTTTAATGTTACCAACAGCAGGCATTAATTCATTTTGAGCCTGTAGTTTGCCCATATCAATTTGTCTACCTTGCATTGTTCTATATGTTCTTCCCATAAGTCCTCCTTATACAATTTACTTATCTATACAGTCTTACCGCAAAAATTCTTTTGGATCTAAGTCATATTTCAAACTGTCCACTTTGTGTACTCCTAGTAGATATAGTACATAACTTGCAACACTTGATCCACGTCCTACACCCCAAACAATACTTTTTGCTCTTAACGTGTCTATCAGATATTTTAAAAATACAAGAACATCAAGCATAGCATACGTTTTAAATAGATCTAATTCATATTTTACACGTTCTCGTTCTTGATCTGTTTTTGCCAAATTCAATATATAGTTTTCTATATCCAAATTTTTATATTCTGTTGGCATAAACCAATTCATTCTATTTTGTTGGTCAAATCCGCAAACATCGTCATCATTTTCAGCAGTTTTAATTTGTCCAAAACTGTCTTTGTTTTCACTTACGTTTTTGTTATATTTTTCTATATAATCTTTTTGATCTGTAATGCATGATTTTATGGCATCCCACTTGTCTTGATATATTAGTTCAAGAATATCTTTTTCTTTAAGTACGGGAATGCTTTGGTGGTTAAGTTCTACCGCCGTCGATAATTGTTGGGTTAAATGTTTTTTGTGGTGCGTTTGATCCATATCCTAATTCTCTCCATGTCTTAGCACCTTGCCAATATTCTTTTGGTCCAAGTACTTGATCAAATGATGCTGTATCATTTCTAGACCACCACGGTTCAGGAATAATCTTATCAACCCATGCATCATGTTGTAAATTAATATTTTCATAACTATCACTATCTACTGTATATTGTACATTATCTCCCAACTTGCTGTCAACCGTTAATTGACCAATGTGGAGATATTTTCCAGCGATTGCTTTTAATTTATGGAAACAAGTGATGCCCAAAAGTTGATCATATGGATTACCAGGTAATAAAATTTTATTAACAGGCATTTTAAAAAAGGTGCTTTCCAAAGGAACACCTGGTTGTAGTATTATACTATTTTCGCAAATTTTATGAAAGAAGTATTTTATTCTTTCGAAACTATTATTCTGTAATTTTATTTCAGATGTTTTAGGAAGAAAACTCATCTTAACACTATAAGTATTTGGATAGATTGAATCATCTATTAATACTATTGCATCAAAGTCTGTTTCCCAATGGAAAAAATTTACTATTTGGTCTTGGTCACTATCGTTTGTCAACATTTACTAACTCATTTAAATCTGTTTGTACTTCTTCTTTTGATTTCGCAATAGTTTTCTCATATTCTATTCTTGATCTACGAGATTGTTCTTGCTTGTAAGTAGTTAGCATCATTTCTATTTGTTGAAGCACACTCTGATTAGGAAAACGTGATGCCAACAAGAGTTTTTTACCCAATTCTCTTATCTTGTCATCTAGTTCTTGATCTTTTAAAACTGTTACGTCTTCTTGTAGTGGGTGCATTATACACTATACTTCCCTTGATATTCGACGAAGATAGTACTTGGCACACCGCCTGAAGTATTGTAACCCCAAACATCAAAAATATATCTAGTTGATGTGTTACCCTCAATCTCAAAAGGAAAAGTAAGTGCTGTGGCAGAACCTGGTGTTGACTGTTTTCTATAAACCTGTCCGCCGGATAATGTAATTCTCATATCTTTAGCATTAGTATTATTATTGCTAATTTCTAATCTAATGTGCGATAGAGTATCTGTGGCACCAAAATTAGAAAAGGTAATGTCATTTACATCTGTTTTTTCTTGTGAAAGAATTATTCTTTGATAACCACCATTACTGAAATCAATTGTATCAGTTATCGCTGTTATAGTCGTAGCAGGTGGAGCCTTAAACGTAACATCTTGTAATACAGCATCAGTAATAGTATTACCATTAAAGTTGTTGTTTGCAGTCAGTTGCGGTGAACTATTCTGTAAATTTGTTATTTCAGTTTTTGCTACACCAAGTGCAGTCTTTATATTTTGAAAATTATCTCTAAAACCTTGCGAATCATTATCCTGTCCTGGAACTGGATATGTATCGTCAATAGTTGTTGTGTTTATATTACTTGCCATATTAAATTACCTTCCTTTTTGGAAATGCTATGTATTTATCCCCTTTTTCTCCTGTAACACTATCTATAGTGATTCTGTCAACATCAAAGTTAATATTCTTAAAGTCAAAGCCACTATCTCTAATGTTGTCAATAATACTTATGCTAGATCCTGGTTTCAGGTAAGCAATCGGGACTGCTTTTACATATCCTAACGACGTGCCTGTAGCAGTTTGAATAGATCTCATCCATAGTGGAAGATAGAAATCGCTCACTTTTATCAGTGTGCTATCAGAATCGGGGTATAATTCTGTTAATTTATTCTGCATAGATGTTGTAGAATTAGGGTATAAAAATTTATTGATTAATTGATCTACAGTGATCAAATTTGTAGATGCTTTGAACTTGTCCATGCTAGTATCAATTGGATTTCCAGCAGGTGAAATATCAATTTTATCTTTAACTGAAAGACCATTTTCTTCTAGTTCGTCAACCATTTCCACATATATGACTTCGTACAATACTGTTCCATCGTCATTTTTTGCTTCAGCAGTACGCAGAGGCCCAAACGTATATTTTTTGCGTGAGAAGTTTGTTGCTAGTGCAGGCACATACTTAGAAATTGCAAGTGTCTCTATGCCATGTTGTAACAACATACTTAAATTCTTTTGCACACCAAATTGTGGATCGCTTGATCTATATAAATTTTCTTGTGTAAAAATTTTATTGTCTGTAATAAAGTTATAATAGTAATTCCTATTATCTTTTGAAAGTAAAGGTTTTAAAAATATGTTACTATACTGTGTAATACTATCTGCTGTGATGTTTATTTTAAAGTCTTTTGTTACTGCACTGGCCAAGTAGTAGTCTTTTGCTTGTATTGTAAATGCATAAGATCTATCTATTGATGTGCTACCGCCATCTAACAAGAAACTGTTCAAACCAAATCCACTCAAATCAATTGTAGTAAGTCCATTTTGTTGTCCACTATCAGGTATCTGTTGTATTTTTCCAATAATAGTTCCATCACCGCCTAGTTTCAATCCTGGCGGCAAATTTCCTGCTACTAATCTATAACGTACATCTGCACCAGCAAGAGTTGTTGTAGCATCAATTTGTAGTGTACTAAATTCGTTTGGTCTAAGTGTTCCAACCAAAGTGTCGGTAGTAAATTTAATTGTGCTATCAACTTCACCTTGAACTTTTAGTATAAAAGTTCTTTCATTGTTTGTTATTTCGTCACTTGTATTATCTGTTCTATTAACACGTATTCTAAATTGATATGTTGTTGTCACAGCAGGTTGATAAGGTATTTTACCAAACAATACTCCGTTAGTTGTATCTAGTGCTAAACCTTCAGGTAGTGTGCTTTCTGTACTGTCTTCTAATGGTACTATTTCATAACTTACAGATCCTGAATATTGATTAGGATCATAAACTTCTAAAGGTAATGTCATATAGTTATTGGCTCTACGCACACCTAGATTTCCTGTTGTAATCCAAATAGGTGCTCTTAAATATGTTGCACTTGATAGTAAAACTTCAGTGTCAACAGCAATCAAAGTTGTATCTGCTCTAAACTGTTGTTCATTGATTACAAATATTCTAAATTTTCTGCGTTCTCTAAGGATACCATCTGTGACTGTTACTTCGAATTCATAGTACCTTGAAAGATACTTAGGTACTGCATCACCTTCTTCAGTACCGCCTCCATAGTCATATGGAAATACGTCATACTGTTGTTGGTCATAGTTTGCATTTGTGGCCTTGTAATCCAAAGTCAATGGTGCATTAATTATTCCAGTTATTCTTCCTGTACTGCTTATTTCTAAACCGGGCGGAAGTTCTCCTGCTAGATCATCCATATAATATTCAAGTGTTTGTCCAGCACTTAGGTCTAAATCACTTGCAGATAATTGATAGTCTATTGGAGATTTATTCATTATATAATATTCTCCATTAGGTCCAATATCTAATGTGCCTGCGGGTGTGGTCCAGATAGGAGCATCTTCTCCTGTAATCTCAATAGTGAATGTTCTGTCTATAGCACCTTCACTGTTACTTGCTCTGATTACGAATTCAAATATTGTGTTTTTTGCAACATCAAATGGAGTACCAACAATAGCGTTGTTTTCAAATCTCATTCCAGGAGGTAGCGTACCACTGATTAGTGATAATTTTACATTTTCACCTGTAGTAGATAGCGATATATTTTGAGTTGTTTTTTCTTCAAAAGTTCCTAAACTACCTGCTGATGTTACCCAAGTTGGTTTGGCCATTTTACACTCCTTGCAAGTATTTACCTAGATTTAGTATTAGGATTGAATGTACTCGCTTACGATCCACCAACTGTTTGAATGCCATATAAGTGTTACTGCACCTGTTTCGTTGTTAGTGCCCTCACCAATATTAATTGTACTTTGTGCACCGTTAATTGTAAGAGTAACTTGAAAATATCTATCAAAGAAAGATATACCATCTAGTGAATATCTGCCTCTAGACTTTAATTTAAGTATTTTAATTTGTCCTTCGCTAGTACCAGCACCAAGTGTACCAAATGCCAAACCTGCTGATGCACTTGTAAAATCACTTGTTGTAATAAATGTAGCAGTTGTATCTGTAGAAATGCCCGATGGTGTTTGCGTAGAACCAATAGTAAGTTCGTTGGTATTACTAAATGCAACTTTACCATTTAATCTAATATCACCTTCTAACTCTATGTTGCCTGTGCCATTTGCACTGATACGTATATTTGAATTAGAAGCAGTAGTTTCTATATTAGTACCGTCTATTCTAATACTACCAATATCTACTTGACCATTTACATCAAGTTTATTGTTAATAGTAGTCAATCCTGAAACAGTTAATGTGCCTGTTACATTTGTATTGTCATTTATGCTTATATCGCCACTGCCGTTTGATATGTTTCCGCTAACAAGAATATTATTAAATGTGCTATCTCCTGTGCTAGTTACATTTCCAACTAAACTGTTTCCTGTGATACTGCCAGTTGAACTAATTGTACTTGCATTGACAATGTTGAAAACACTTGTTCCACTTGTTGCATTTACATTGCCGTTGTGTACACCAGTTGTATTACCTGTTAAATTTCCTGTAACATTACCTGTCACATTACCATTTACATTTGCATTGATTGTTCCACTAGCGGCATTTAATGTTCCGTTTAGTGTAATGTTTTGGAATGTGCTTGTACCAGAAGAAGTAATATTTCCTGTTACATCGCCTGTAACATTGCCTGATACAGTACCAGTTAGGTTACCTGTAACATCACCAGTTACTATTCCTATGTGTTGCCCATGGAAAAAGTTTGCATATACATTATTAAATTTTAGTCCTGGACTTGCAATATCTCTAGCAAGTACACCGTCTGGATTAATGTTTTGTGTAGCAATAGCACCTGTTAAAGTTCCTCCACCTTTTGGTAGAAAGCCTTTACTTTCAATATATGTTGCATCAACTATTGAATCAATTCCAGTAAATTCTAAACCATTACCTGCGGCATTAACCTGTACAAGTTTATCAGCATCGCCTGCCGCACCTGCATATGAACTAGGAGTATCTGTTAAACCAACAAAGTCTACAGAGCCTGTTCCACTTGCTTCACCTGTTGCAAAACCTCCAGATACATATGGCGTAAATGCACTTGTATCAACTGTTGTACTTAGAGTATCATTAGAATATAATGCAAAAGTAGTAGAAGTTAATACATCAGCATAGTATTCGTTACCATTTACTTCTGTCATTCCTACAACATCAGTAAGTGTTACTGCTTGTCCATCACTTAGACCGTGTGCGTTTGAAGTTGTTACAACACCTGGATTAGCCTGTGTTATACCGCTAATTGCTTCTGGTTGGCCGCCACCGCCGCCACCTACACCCCATTCTAATACAGATCCGCTAGTAGGTACTTTTAAAACTTGTCCAGCATTACCAATTGATCTTGGTAAACTGTACGCACCATAAAAGTTAACATAACCTGTTCCATCTGCATCTAGTGTTAAGTTTGTGTTTGATGTTCCGAATGCTTCAATTTTACCTTCAGTGATTTTAATTTGTCCTTCACCGTTAAGTAAAAGTATTTCATTATTACTAAAAAATTGTGCAACCGGTTCTGCACCTGCGCCGCCACTCAGTGGATTTTGAGGTTGTATACCAATTTTGTTTATTTCAGCAGTTTCTCTAACACCAGCAATAGCACCTACAGTATCACCAGGACCTGTTGAATTTCCTATTGCAAAGTTAATACCAACACCCATACCGTTATTAGTTTGTGCTTGGGTTGTGTGCGATTCAATAGTAAAAAAGTTTTCAATTGTATCGTTGGCTTGTAATTTTAATCTGAATGCCGCAGTAGGAGATACTTCATCTAATTGCACATAAAAATCACCATCTGCAATAGCATCTGCTAATACGTTCTGTGCAGGGTCACCTCTTCTTAGTTTGAACTGATGTCCACCTTCAATTACATATCCATTGGTTGCAAGATCTGAACCAAGACCTCCAAAAATTAATCCTGTTAAATTTCCTGTTACATTACCTTGTAATGATCCTGTACCCATTACAATATTAGAAGCACCACTCAATGTTAAGTTGTTTGCAAGTGTGCTTATTCCACTTACTTGTAAACTGTTTCCAACTGTAAGATCTGTGATATTAGCATTGGTTGAATTTACATTTGTTATGCTTGTAATATCACCCGGGCCAATAATATTATTACCTTGTAGTGCAAGATTACCACCTAGTTCTGGTGTGCTATCCTGATCAAGAGTAAATGAACCTGTAATTAAAATATTTCTTGTACCACTAGCAGTAAGAGAAATGTTAGAACCTCCTACAAGGCCAACACTTTCATTTCCTACACTAGTTGTAATACTATTGTTTACATTGTTTGGATCATTACTGAATTGGACAGTTCTAATTGCAGGATTGTCAACTGCTGTATTATCTAATATAATACTAGTGCCGTCGCTGGTAATACTCAGTTTGTTTTGATCAGCACTTTTAATTCTTTTAAATTGTAAATCAAAAGCATTCTTACTTGCAAATACACCTTCACCTGCAACTGCTGTACCTAAATTTGATGCTGTGTTTGTTTCACCGCCCTTTGCGTCTAGTTCAGTAAATTTAGCATTTACTTTTTGAAAGGCGGTTCTTAAATCATCACCAGTACCGTCGTTTACGTTTGTTCCAATTTTAACTACGTCTACCATAATCTTTTCCTATACGTATTTACGCCCTTCCTACTAACACTTCTACTGTACCTTTGCCAGGATCAGTTTTTTCACTTATTGCTTTACCAATTACTGTGCCCATTGTTGGGTCAGCACTTGCTATTGCATAACCTTTTATGTTTGAAGTAACCAACATATCACCTTTGCGTACAACACCTGTTACTTTTACAGGAACTCTACCTTGTAATGCTATTGCTACTACGTGGTCACCTTCTAAATTCTTGTTCATTAAGTATGCAGGATCAGTTGAAACAACTCCTGCTACCCTTGGATCTTTCATCATCACGTTTGCTGTAACTTCTTGTTCACCACCAAACACCACTACTGTACCTGGCTCATAACTTTCGTCTGCCAAGTATTTCTCTGCCAAGTCAGCAAATTCAGCCGCCGATGCTGTACCTTCAAATCTAACAGCATGAATGTTGTTATATCTATTGTTCGACGCACCTATATCATAAGTGGCATCATTTATTACATTTGTTCCTTGTCCGTCTGTACCATCTGTAGGAACTATGTTTCTTGAACCAAAAACACCTTGCATAAACGAATCATCTGCAATACCATTTCTTCTTAGGAATGTATTGTTAACGGAAGTATTTCCCGAACTCACTAAAACATTTGCTGAAAGTGTTGCGTTTGCATCACCGCTCCAACTTACACTTCCTGATAAATCACCTGACAGTGTAAGTGTTCTTGCAGTTGTCCATCTATCAGCACTACCATGAAATCTTGAACCATCTCCGCCCCCACCTTGGCTATCTGCTGTGATTAAAGGTTGATTAGTAATACCTTTGACAGTCATTAATTCTAATCTAGAATATACATTACCGTCATTAGTTCCGCTGTGTGCTGTAAATGCCGTTGTGTCAACTCCATTTGTTAACCCAGAGTCTACATAAAATTCAAAACTACTTGCTGTTAGTCCGCTGATATAACCAACTGTGCCATTAAGTTGACTCATTGATGCTAAACCGTCAATTCTAACTTGATCACCGTTTGTTAAATTATTTGTACCACCTAATACAGTGAAACTTACAACAGCCGGATCTGCCTGTGTAACATTTGTTATTTGCAGTGTAACACCTAGTCTAGGACTAATATTATCTGTTACAATATTTTTTATAAAACCTTCGTTGTATCTAGCACTTGCTTGACCTAGATCAAATGTATCATCTGAACTTGGTCTTACATTTTGTGTTTGTAGAGTACCAATCATAGTACCACCTGACTTAACAAGTGCACCATTTGTATCTAATACGTTTTCTGTTATGTATGCTTCAACACTATTATCAAAATCAATCAACGCTCTTGTCTGCGAAGCAGTAAGTGCCACCACAGCATTTTCACTAGATTGATTGTTTCCTAAAATACTGTTACCTGTAATAAATTCCATTTTACTTAAAGTAACACCATCATTTGGATTTGATATGCTAGGTGCTTTTAATTCTATCCAACCATTAGTATCTGCAAATTCTGTGCTGTGGAAAGCCGCAACACCTAAATCTGCAGGTGTAATACCAGTTGCATTTGCTCTAGTAGTTGCGGCATTTAGATTTAATTTACTTTGATCAATTGCCGCCGCCGCACTTACATCTGTATTTTTAACTGCACCATTGGCTAATTGGATATTAATTTGATTGTTTAATCTTGTAATTCTTACGTCGGAACCTGTGCCTGTTGGTTCACCAAATGTTGGACTACCACCTGTTGTGTCTGTAGTTGTATCTAATGCAACATTAACTGCACCTTGAATTGCGTTTCCTAATCCGTCTGTATGATTCGTACCACTGAACATTAATAAATCTGTGTCATTTGGATTACCTGTAACAGTAACACCTTCTAGTCCACCTATTCTATTTTGTTCATCTACATATTGTTTGTTTACAGCATCAGTACCATCAAATGGATCTCTTAAAGATTTGATTCTGTTACCGTTCATGTCAATGGAACCAGTATCGTCGGAACTGTCATTTAACATTGTAAATGCTTTAACATCTGTTCTTAAAGAATCTGTTGTGCTACCTCTAAATACATTATCTGCATAAAGTTTATTGACACCGTCATCGTCACCAGCACCACTCATTGAAATGTTTGTAATTAGGTTGGTACCCATATTGAGTTCACCGTACATTCTATTCCAAGTTAAATTACTTGCATTATATCCTGCTCTACTCAATAATCCAAAGTTACCTCCTGCCTGAGAACCTGTAGTAGTCCATTCAGGGAAAGTAGTACCATCTTCATGTTGTCCAATTACTGCACTGTTTAGATAAGTTACTGCACTTGCTTCAGTAGGCACAGCATCATCAGATTTACCAAGCATTTTGTCATCAGTGCTAAATTCATTAATAACTGTACCTTTTGTAAATCCTAAACCATCTACGTTTGTAAGTGAAATATTTGCGTTAAGTTCAACAGAACCATCACCTTGGTTAACACGGAAGAACTTACCAACTCTAAAATTACCATCTTGGTCTGTACTTGCATAGAATACTCTACCAGCACCTACTTCAACTGCTTCACTGGCTTGGTCCGCCGCGAAGTCTGGTCTACCTGTTGGGTTACCAAATACGTTGTTTGGATAATTTGAATCTATAAAGTTACCCCAACCTATGTTTAGGAAGTCATGACCTGTTGCTCTAAGTGTTGAAATTTTTGTTGTTACTTTTACAATATCGCCATTAAATCTATCTGCTGGAAACTGCAAGTCCAAACTCATTAATTGGTAATCAACGCTTGGATCACCTACTTCATTTGTTACTAATCTTTCCACACCTAAAATTCTAAACACAGATTGATCACCTGTAGCAAAAATTAGTGCAGAACTAGGCAATACTCTTGGAGTATCTTTTAGATTTCTAACTGTAATTTTTTTACCAATGGTAATTGTAAATCTACTTCCATCTGCAATCACTGTACCAACACCAACTGCTAGTGCAGAACCAAGTTTTAATTTTGCTCTACCACCACCTTTAGCATTTGCACCAGATCCGCTATAACTTGGATTTCCTTTTGCAGTTGTATCAAGGAATGCTGTTAATCCTACATTGGTTGCTAGTTTAAAACTAGTAGCATCAACTAATTTTACATAGTAGATACCATCTACTCCTGTCATGCCATTAGCATCAGCACCTGCTATGAATACCATAGCACCTTCTCTGTAGTAATGATTGGTATTAGTAGTAACCACCGCTTCAGCGGCAATTGAAATACCTGTTATGTTTACAGTAACATCTTCTAGTTCATCTACTTCATAGTTTGTGCTATCGTTATTTGAACTGTACTGTGTTAATTTAAATTTACTATTTTCAATTGGTCTATAATCAAAATCTCTAATTTCTAAATCAGTTGCACCTGTATTTGCTTCTTGTCCTGTAGGATTGTGTATCGTAATGTCCTGTGAAAAATCTCTTCTGGAACTGTCTGATTCTACTAGAGCATTAAGTTCTCTGAAGAAAACCTGTCCTGCTTGAATATTTTCATTTGGATCTGAACCTTCTGCCTTAAGTGCAATTCGTCCATAACCATTAGAGCCGTTAAGTGATCTAATCTGTCCACCATTTCTTGCCCAATACGCCGTGTCACAGTAGTAAGTGAACACAGACACTGTTTCAATAAGTCCGTTGTTAGTTGCTACTAGTCCATAACCATCTGAGTTGATTTGAGTGTAGTCATTTGATGTCATTGACTTATTACCAGCAGTCTCAACTCTAATTTCTTCGCCTTGTGGAATATTACCATTAGGTAAAGCATTGGTATCAGTAACAATTGATGTTGTGCTTGATAGTGTAAGTGTTTGTTTAAATGTAGTTGGAGTATTTCCTAAACCATCATCTACTGGAGCAGTTGCACCAATAATTCTATAAGTTTTCTTTTCTATAGCACCCGATCCTTGATATAGGAACGTTGTTGGTAATTGAACTTCTCTAGTCAAGCCACTTAATGTAATACTTGTTCCAGTTGCAGGATTATCTACTACTGTACCATACTGCACACCAGCATTACCATCAACTAACTGACCACCACCGCCTTGTCCTGAGAAAGAACTACAAGTTTGTACGTAAGGTGATTTGGTTAAAATTTGTCCTTCATGGTCAAGTACCATACAGAAACCTTGATGTCTTCTCATTGTAATGTTTCTTAAAATACAAGCATTGTTTACAAGGAAGAAGTCCAAGTGTTGGTTTAATAATTTTAGTTCAATAACCGTGTTGTTTGGTATATCGTGTTGTAGAGTAGTTGCAGTAGTTAAGTTTATGTCACTGTATAAAGATAAGTCTGCTCTTGTAAAGTCTTCCTGTCCAGCAGGATCAAAACTTACTTCTTTAACATAGTAGGTTACACCGTTAAATGTAAAATACTGTCCATATTTTGGATAGTATACTAAATCCTTTAATCTAATTTGAGCCGCACCAGTTTGGTTAACACCACCAACTGTGTCTGCTCTTGAATATTGAGAGTCAAAGTGATTTCTAAACCTTGCCGCTTTTGGAGTACCTGTACCATCAAAACGTTTTAGGTCACCTCTTTCAAAAGTTTGAATAATGTTTCTTTGTGTTGGTCTTACACCCACTTTGGCTTGAATGATTACACGTCTAAATTCATCACCTTTTAATGATACGTTTTCAGGTAATGTAATACCTAAGTATTCTTCATATAAACCTGATTCAACATGAATAGTAACTTCTTTGTCAGGTATATTTTGTTCTCTACCTTCGCCACCTGTTTTTGCTGGAAGTACGCCAAGTCCGTTGCTGATAACATTAGTTACGATATCCATTAACGTTGTTATTCTAGCCGCCGCACCTGTTTCTGGAATTATAGTTGTATCTATAAACTGTGATACCGTTGTTTGTAAACTTCCTGTATATGCAGTGTTTGTTAAAATATTTGTAAGGATCAAACTTTTTGCAAAGTTAATCGCGGCTACTGTTTCGTTTTGCTGTCCAGCAACTCTTGATGTAGCACCATTCCAATAACTTGCCGCCGCATCTACAGTTTTACTATTTCCGCCATATGTTAAATCAAAACTTACAGCATCAATAATCAAACCAATATCTCTAAAACATTTATCTTCCTGATATCTAAATGTTGTAGCAAAGTCGTCTGTGTTATCACCGTCGGCAATTTCTGCATTAATAAATGCAATAGTTTCATGTTGTACAAATGATCTGTTTTCAACAAATAATTTATTTGCTAATACATTTGTTGTATCTTCAGTTCCGTCTGCCGCCAAGTTGACTGTGTATGGTCCAGGTTTTTTACCTGGAACTTTGAATATAATATCTACCTTAGGATATATTTCAGCACCTGAAGAACAAGTGTATCTAATATTTCTTATTTCTACTTTATCACCAGCGGTTAAATTGTGTGCTCTATCTACTGTTACTGTTAGAACACCAGTAACATTATTCCATGGAGCATTAGTAATAAAGAAAGTATCGTCACCTTTAATAATTATACCACCACTGTTGTATGTGTGTACGTCAGTGTGTGTTCCTAACTGTACTTGAAATGTATCAGATGTTAATCCTGATCCAAGAACTGTGTACTCCACATTATTTCCAAGTAATCCTTGGTCACGTAAAACAATATCGCCTTTTACAATTCTTTCAGCATAGAAAGCCGCTTCTTGTATAGAATTAAATGAGTATGCTAAACTTCTACCAACCTGTGTTTGATCAACACCAGCGGCTACCATTTGTGCTTCTGTTCTACCGTTGGTACTTACGAATAAATTTTCTTTTGATGTAAATGAGTTATTATCTACGTATGCTTTAGTTGCCGCCTGTAAACCACTATCAGCGAATGAAGGTGTTTCTGAAAGAATCAACGGACCGGTCATTGTTTCACCAGCAATTCTAACTTTAGTGTCTGCGTATGATTTGTTTACTGCTTCGTCAGGATCATTAGGTACTCTCGGACTTCCACCGTTTTGTAATCTAAGTACTCCTGTTGCTGTATCTCCTGCAACATCTAAGAAAGTGTTATCCGCATATTGTTTGGTTACAGCATCTTGAGGTTTGACAGGTGTTCCTAAGTTTTCTATTAAAAATGTTTGTGCATTTAAGTCACCACCAAGTTCTGGTGTTGTATCTAATCTAATTTCTGTTCCAGTTGTTCTAAGTGTTAATTTTGTAGGATCACTTGAAAAGTCAACAGCAATACCAACACCTTCTAGTGTTCTACTTGCAACAGCATCGCCTGCCGTATTAGTTGTTAAAATTTGATTGGCAGTAATTGTAGATGGAGTATCATCAAGATTTACAAATTTTAGTCCGCCACTTAATCCTAAAGAAGCATAAATTTCTGTAAAATTTTGATTTACTTTGCTAAATGCACCTCTGATACTATCACCAGTTGCGTCATTACCTGTTGTTCCAATGTTAATTACTTTACGTGCCATTTACTAAACTCCAAAACTTTCGCCACAACCGCATGAACTTGTTGCGTTAGGATTTACTATGCTCATGTAAGATCCAAATACTTCTTCTTTGTAATCAATTGTAGTACCCATTACATACATTAACCCAACTCCATCAATAGCAAATTTGCCATTTTTCAATTCAATAAGTTCATCGTTTGCATCTATATTATCTACAGCATTCCATTCGTATTGAAAACCAGCACATCCACCGCCTTTAACACTTAATTTAACATACTGTTTTTTCTGTTTTTCTAGTATGCCTTCCATGTGTTTTTTGGCAGATTCTGTTACATTTACTACACTCATATCAATATTTAGCATAGACTTCTACAATCCGAATGTAAATGGTAAATATGAATATGTACGTAAGAACGGATATAACAACTAAATCTTATATGCGTAAAAGCCGTAAAGGAACGTTTCACCCATATACTCGTAAGAAGCAAATAGCAGTGTTTAGTTGTGATAATTGTAATGAATTGTTTACACGTGACAAGGGTGTCGTAGATCCCAGGCGTTTATCCAACAACTATTTCCATGTTTGTCCTAAGTGTGATCCTAAAAGATTTGCACAGAAAAAAGGTGTTGAAAAACGCCTAGTATGGAATCTAAACGCATCAAGCGGTTTAGATATCAGTAAGATTTAATTATTTTCCTGGCTTCCAGATAGTCCAAGCACCGTAGGCAATTGCCGCGTATGCTAAAATACCTGCTAGAGGTTTAGCAATCAGTACAACAATACCTAATGCAATTAGAGCCGCACCATCCCAAGAAGTTCTTTCTTTGAAACGATTGCTTACCCAACCTTTAAATTTATCTAACATTTTACTCCTCCTTTTTTAGAGTTATAACACCACAGGCAAGTCTATCACCTGCGTTTCCTGTTTTTAGACTTTCAGCATCTCCGCCTTGGCCTAAATCGTCTTGGTCTTTGTGTATTACCACAGCACGACCAACAACAGATCTTTCTCCCAACAAATCCACTCTTTTCGCAACAATAGTGAAATCGGCTACACCGTTTGTTCCCGCTACGACATTTCCTAAATCTCCTACGTGACCTTTTTTAAGATCTCCGTGATCAACACCGTCTGGATTATAATGTGCACCAGCACTGTCGCAACCATCTGATAAATCACCATACTCATGTATATGAAAACCGTGTTCGCCAGGTTCAAGTCCTTGTATTCTACCAACTATTAAAGTAGGCTGTCCAGCACTTTGTTTAAAAATAATTGTACCTTTGACGCTGTCTGAATGTTCTAAGACGCTGACTGCTGTCACTGTTTCATTTGCTTCAGATAATCTATTGATATCTTCGCAATGGCACTTTGTTGATTTAGTGCGTGGACATTCTGAGATATATAATTCATTTAGTCTCATGATAATATTTATGCAAACTATGACTTGCTAAATTCTTTGCCTTAGATTCTACCATAATATCTGCATGGTCCCAAAAGGACAATGCCCAGTCATTTACTGCATTATTCCACATATAATCACTATGAGCACGAAGTTTTGCTTTTTTAAAATTCTGTTCAAGTAATGTGTTCATTACAGGTTTTTTATCTACAGGATGATCTATAAGTATATCTTCACGTGAAACAGAATAATGTATGACAGGCCTTACACCACGCCAACTGTCTACTATGCGAGAAAATCTATCGTCGGTGGTGCTGATATATTCACCTGTTTTGACCCAGTGATGGTGTATGTCAAGTACGAGTGCGACGTCCCTACATAATTCAATACTTGCTTCAATCCCCCACGACATTTCGTCATTTTCAATTGTAATAATGTTTCTCGCTTCTTGAGATAATCTTGGCAGGACGGCTTGTATACCGGCTGGACCTTTGCGACCTGCGATGTGTACGTTGCATTTAAAATCTTGGAATTGTTTACCGTATCCCATCCACCTTGCGACATCAACATGATATTCAAACTCCTCTATACTTCTTTCTACAATATTGGGGTTGTCAGATGCAAGGACAGTAAACTGACCAGGATGAAAAGAAAGCCTAACATCCAACTTTCTCGCAAGGTCACCGACTGGCCCGAGATGCTTTTCACAATACTCTCTGACATCATTTTTACGCCAAAAGTAACTCCAAGTAGGCTCAGTATAAACAGGAAGAACATCACTGCCGAGCCTAACCATTCGTAACTCATTATCTAAACCTCCAACATATTCAATTAAATTTTTAAACGATCGAATATTATGTTCCATAATATCCCATAGTCTTTGTTCTGCAACCTCTTTAGTTTGCCTGTTCAACCAAGCAACTGTTGTGCTACGAGTATTTAGTGGACGTTGAATTTCTTCTAATAACTTTTTCTTTTGTGATTGATCAGGGTGCATATACTTACAAGCAAACCCTATTCTTTTATGTGAAGTCATTTTTTAATATTTTCCAAGTATGTTTATAATCTTTTACATTGTAACATAAACCTAGATCCTTGTCAATCAAAACTCTTTTCAACGGATAATCATTTCCTGATGGTTGCATAGCATCACCAAAAAATTGTATTATATCGTTTTTTGGATCAAAGTCTTTTACAATCTGACTTTTATCGTTACCTTTTTGGAAAATATCAATACCAGTTTCGCCACCCACTTTTGCATCTACGTACTTGAATCGATCTGTCAGCATACTTGCAATCATATTGCGTTCATTATTTTGTTTATCGTGTTTTACATATAGTTTACGTTCCCCTAGTGTTGCGTTACGTCCGACTATACTAAAATTACACATACCTGGCCTGTGTTCAAAATGAAGTCCGGTACGTAAAACAAATTTACTTTCTGTTAAAAATCCAGAAAGCCATTCTTCTACATCTTTAGGCAAAGTCCAATCATTAGTGCTTATATTTTTTCCTTTTTCCCAAACATCACTACCAGAACAGTTGTATACACGTTCTACATTTTCACATATTTTTTTACCTAGTTGTTCAACAGTTTTAGAATAATCGCTACCTGTTACAAGATAAACATAGTTTTCATTGGTGAAGTTTAAAAACCAATCGTGAAATTTAGAATCTATTTTTTGTCTGCTTGGGGTGAGAGTGCCATCTACATCAAATACAAATCTATATACCATTTAAACATTACTCGTCGTTTGTGAACCAGCCAGTGATAATGTATTTGTAACCTTCGTATATAGGATTACCTCTGTGTGGATGTTGCCATGTTGCAGGAAAGAAAACAAGTTTACCAGCAGTAGGTTTAGTTTTTATACCTTGATATAAAAATTCTGTTTCTCCGCCTTCTTTTACTGTGTTTAAATAAAGCATATAAACAGATACTCTGTCTCCACTTGCTTTATCATTATTTTCAACGTGCCAAATATGATATGCTTCTTTAGGACCATTGCGTTGAACACTCATACCTTTAGGAGTGTGTTTCACAACACTGTCTTTAAGAACACTAAATTCTTTGCAGTACTGTTCATTGTAGTATTTGTTTACAGTTTCATAAAATTTTATACACAGTTCCGGATCATGATAAAACATATTGTAGTGAGGTGCCCAATCATAAACTACTCTAGTGTCTTGATTGTATCTAACACTTCCGTCATAAGCACTTGTTTGGTTATTTCTATTCATTGTTTCAAAACGTTCTATGACATTTTCACAAAAGTCTTTACTAAATGCGTTTGGATATTCTCTGATGTATGATTCTGATATTGCCATTATAATATATTTAACGTGTTGAAACTTACCACCATACGATTATCGGTTGTGTTAATTTTGGATCCATGTTTTAACCAACTTGGAAACAAGTAAAGATAACCTTCGGTAGCAGGCACAGTCACGTCCTTCATGTTGTATTCTGATATGTCATTATGTACTTCAGCCATTTTGTACATTTCGATTGGACTTTCAAATGTTAATCCAATACTTCCTTCTGGAACTTTAGGATAGTATGCTCCACTAATTACACTTGCTTCGTGCCTATGGAATACCAAACTACTTCCCTTATTCATTGTGCTACACCAACTGTTAGTAATTACAGTTTTGACCAGTGCAGTTTTTTGTGCATAAACATCTACACAATTTTGTAATTCTGTTTTGAGTGCTTTTATAAGTGGCACATCTAGATCTAATAATAACCCGTCTGTTCTATCATATGTGCTTTTACCAGCACCTTCTAGTAAAGGATGTTCTTTCGCTTCTATATTTTTTAATTCGTTGTATAGTAATTGCGTGTTGATTTTAGGGTTTAAATCAAACTCCATAACCAATGTTGGAAATAAATTAAATTGTTTCATATGTCCTACTTCCAGTTATTTAACACCCATGGGTCGGAACACATATCAGGATTGGGATCTCCATGAAATACTGCTATGCAACATTCCTTATGAGGAACAACATCTTCTTTTTTAGTAAATGTTCTTTTGCCTTTTTCTCCAGCAGTAAGAGTTCTGTCTTTTCTTATTTCCCATTTCCAACTTCTAATCCATTCATCAGGCCAAAGTTTAGCAGTATTTTGAGCACTAGTCCACAGCCAATCCTGATCTCCAAAGTGTGTTTTTATAATTTGCTCATGATTACTGTTAAAGTCTCTCCAAACTTTATCAAGTTGTCCTTTATTAAATCTTATTACACTGCTATTGTATTTCTGCCAATTTGGTTGCATGGCACGAGTAAAATCTCTAATTACACACCAATCTCCTTGACTATATTCAAATAGTTTATCTAAACTACCTGCTATAACTACGTCAAGGTCCATGTAAAGTATTGTACCAGTTAACGGCAATTCTGCACTGTACATATAAGGTTTACACCACCAACCCGAAAGATGTTGTGGTATATCAATAGGAACAATATCAGGATCTAATCCTTTCCTATCGTCTGTCATACAAGCAAATTTAAAAGGCAAAGATAGGTTACGTTTAACCATGTTGTAAAGAACATTTACATAATTGGCAGTGTATTTGTTTCCGTGCTTTAAACATAACACCCATCTATCAGCAGTTTGATCTACAGGAGGAAATTTTTCTCTCACTGTTACCGCTGGTTGCGTAATGTTTCTATTTGCTTTTTCTTTTGCTTTACGTAATTTACGTTGTGCTTTTGTTTCGCCAGGTATGTAAACCTTTGCCATTAGGTAAACTCCTATGCTTCATATATTGCACTGTTGGCGCCATGCTCTGCACATTCTACTCGCACAACATAACATCTATTATTAGTTTGTTCTCTAATAAGTTTGTCTGCAAAATTAAAGGCGTGTTCCGCAAATTTCTCTGCACCAACACCTTCAAATACTACAACATCTGCTAAATCCATATCATTAAGTTTTAAAAATGTGTCCATGTGCGGATCTGCTTTATCAACCACAAGTTTATGATCGAAGTGATCCTCTAGCCATTTCTTCAAAGGTTTTAGTCCGCCAAAGTCAACTGCCCAGTTCTTGTTGTCTAGTTCGTCACAACCGAACGTGAATGTAAATGCTAGACTGTAACCATGTAACAAATGACAGTGTGAATGATCTGCATTTGGTTGTCTAAATACTGCACTCAACCCTATGTTGTGTCCGTAATGTTTTGTACTATAATGTTTTGCCATCTTTGCTCCTAGTAATCGTGAAAATGCTATTCATGTATATAATATAACATTCTTATTTGTTTTTGTCAATCAATTCTTTGAGTCCATTGTAATTATCGATAAAAAAATTATCAAAATTTTCCCATTCTGTAGGCGAATCCCAATCATCAGGTTGTATTTGAATAAATTTTACTTTTGGATAATGTTCAAATAGTTTAGCAGTTTGATATATC